AACGCAACTGCTGCCATATTGTTGAGGCGCTTTTTGTCAACTTTCGTTGACATTTCCTGTAAAAGTTTTCTTCTCTCATATTCCATCTGCTCCTTGTTGATGGCAAAGTTATGCTTAACGCCATCAGCTCTTCGTTTCCCTTGCTCTCGATATCCAGGTTTAGTCATTACTTTCTAACTCTTTCATAATTCTTATTATTTTTTGCGTATAATACACGTCTTCGGCGTAAATTGCAAGGCTTTTCGCCAATTTTTCCAAATGTACGTGGTCTGCTGTCCATTGTTTTAACTGTTCCAGTCTAAATTCCTCATAATTATGGTTAGTATTCAATAGATTCATATAGAATATCATTGATTGGCATTTAGTGTCAAAAATCTTAATGCTCCACTTGACATTGGGATTATCCCTTGGCTTAAGACCATCCCTTGCGTCGTCAAATTCCTTCAGCCCCATTATATTGTTTGCCTCTGTGGAAAAATAGGATTTTCCATAATTAGACTCTTGTATAGCCTGGGCCACAGCCAATTGCCAAGGTATTCTTCTTTGTGGCGGAACTTCAGTATTATACCACATGACACAGGTCCTAGTTTGTTCTATGAATTCCTCCTTATTATTATAAGTCATTTTATCCAGTGGAGAAAATGCACAAAGCATTAATGTTACACATAGCCAGTTCATTAGCCACCCCAACTTTCGCCAAGACTAGTATCAACTTTGGATGGAACTTTTAGTTCTACACAAGTTTCCATGATCTCTTTTATTTGATTTCCTTCCTTTTCATTCTTGACTGAACAATCCAGTTCATCATGAACTTGTATAAGGGGGGTAATTCCCAACTGCTCGTATACCTCTACCATGGCTTTCTTGGTTTGGTCCGCAGCTGAGCCCTGAATTAAACGATTCAATGCCTTATAGGTAAATGCTCTTTTGATTGCCATTCCATACTCCGTTTGTGCTTGGTTAAGGGGAAGTGGCCTATGGACTCCGAATGAAGAAGGTTCCCATAGCTCAAATCTGCACTTGCGCCCAAGAAGTGTGCGTATAATTCCCTTGTCATTGGCGCGGCTCATAACCGCATTCAGCATGCCTTTCATAAATGGTACTTTATCATGGAAAGAATTCATCATGATTTTTGCTGCCTGTGGCTCCATATCCAATTCTCTTGCGAGCTTATGATACCCCATTCCATAAATAACTCCAAGCCCTATTGTCTTGGCTAGTTTTCTCTCTATACCAGCCATATCTGCTGTCTGTTGGTGAAAGTCTAGGTCTTCCTTCTGATATGCTTCCTGAACCTCTTTTGATCCACCCATATTAACAAGCCGTGCAAAATGGGTTAAAAGCCTAGGCTCTTGTTGCGAGTAGTCCGCTTTAAGCCAGTACTCACCCCTCTCCGGAATGAAAAGTTTCCTAACGCTACTGGCAAATTGTCCTCTGCTTGGGATTTGCTGTAAATTTGGGTGATTGTAACTGAAACGACCAGTAACAGTACCCCCACTATCGGAGCGTATTTGGTTAATATGCGCATGGATTCTTCCGTCCTTATTATACTTTAAAACACTATTTAAGAAAGTTCCTTGTAACTTGTTTAATTCCCTCGCCTGTGTAATTAATAATGGAAGTTCATGGGGATGATCAGTTAGGAACATTTTTGTGAAAGAAGGTGCGTCTGTCTTTTCTGTTCTTTCATAAGGCAACTCACAAGCGTCAAAAGCTGCTGCAACAGATGCGGCTGACCATATCTCCACTCTCAAGCCGGTTAATTCATTTATTCTCTTTATTATCTTCTTTTCTTTGTTCTTAAAACGTTCTAATAGTTTCATGGAATTTTGAACATCCACTCTTACCCCTTTTTTGGTCATGCTGAGGATCACGTTGATCAAGCGACATTCTATGTCATATATGGTGTCCAGGTTATCAACTTTAATTTCTGCTGATAATTTTTCCATAAGTTTTAAGGTTAATCTTGCATCTGTTTCTGCATACTCACCCACAAACTGCGACGGTAACTTATACATTTCACTTTTAGGATCTATTCCAAAAGATGTTGCCGCTTCCCTTAATTTTGTTTCATCTTTGCGTTCTCCAAGTTTATCCTTAACACAGCTGTCAAGACCATAGGAAAATCTATTCTCATCTATTAATGCCATTGCTACCAATGTGTCATGAATTTTTCCCTTGACTTCTATTCCTAAGGTTCCTAGCCATCCAATATCATATTGAGAATTATGAAATACTTTCTCGATTGAACCGTCTTCACATATAGACTTAATATATTTCACCACTTTCTTTTCATCCATATTTCCACTTTCATGATTAATAGGATAATATCCTGTGAATCCATTGGCTGAGACAGCAATTCCAATAACTTGTCCGTTTCCGGTGGGCCATCCTGGCCCTCTTTTCATTAGTTCCGTGTCGCACGTCTCAAGATCGATAGCTACCTTATCGTGGCCACTCAGATCAGGAAATGTAGTGGGTGGTAGCCATTCTGAATCAACTTCCTTTGAAAATAAATCTCTCATTTTTGTTCCTTTGCTAGTTTTTTAACATGTCTTCTAGTTATTTCTCCCATAATATCTCCTTTAGATTTAGGATATTTATCTTCCAGGAGAAGTTCAGCATAATGAATAACTTTTTCAATGTCCTGTCTTCCTCCCTTAATGCTATGCCTAGTAATATACTTGACAATGTTTCCTTCATACCAACCTAATTTATTCTTGACAATATAATGGCTCGGTTGAATTGCCATTCTCTTGTAGTGATCTCCTCCTATTTGTTTTTTATGGGCACTCATATGTCATATCCTCCGTATTGTTGGGGCTTGATAATATGTAATTCTTTTCTTGCGCGTGTTACGCCAACATAAAAGAGACGATGCGTGTCGTCTGGATTGATTTCCATTTCTTCACGAGTTGATCGTGAAATATCAGTGAAAAGCATTACATTGTCCGCTTCTCCCCCCTTTGCCCCATGAATAGTACTCAAGTGAATTTGTGGTTTATCAGTTAGGGAATGATTCCTTTGCTCGATAGCACGTGCATATAATACATCGCGGTCCGATACTTTATCCAATGCCACATCCCACGGAAGACCAGCCACTAGTAATCCTTGGTGGTTTACAAGTTCCTCAATATCGTAGGTTTCCTTATCAGCTGTTCTTAATGTTTTGTATCCACGTTGCACACCAGTTCCTAGCGAGAGATAAGAATAAACACTCTTTACTGCATCCAAAGTTATAGGTTCCCCTTCCCCTAATCTTTTCCAGGAGTCTATGGCATCTTGTACTGGCTTGGATATAGAAGGCTCACCTCTTCTCGTGTAGAGAAGTCCTTGGGTCCTAACATCGCGTTGAATGTCATCCAGCATATAATTTGTAGATGCTAAAATAAACCATTCTCCTTCATGAACATTAACACTTCCCGAATGTGCGTGGTATTCAACTAATCCTTTTTGATTGGTTCCAATCCATTCCTTAGGTCTTCTGTGTCTAACTTTTCGGATAATAATTTGTGACAAGTCCTGAATTGCCTGCGCACATCTATAAGATTGACGAAGAACTTGTACTTCTCCTTCCATTCCAATAAAATATTCGACATCAGCTCCAAGCCAACGATAGATGGCTTGGTCATCATCTCCACTAATATAAACTTTTTTTGCATATTTGCATATTTTCCTAAGCATTGCCCACTGAAGATTGCACAAATCTTGTGCCTCATCTATAAAAACAAAGTCTAAAGGAGGTACTTCTCCGTGTTGAACAAAGTTATCAATAAAGTCAGTGAAATCAAAAAGTTGTCTTTTATTTTTAAACTCTTCGAATGATTCCTTTGCTCTTTTAAATGAAAACCATGACACTTCCCCATTCAAACGAGGAGTTCGTTGATAATGATCATGAAGATCTCTGCCTCTAAGTCGGCATTGATTAGCCTCATTCAACTGCATATTATCAATCCTGGTTAGTCCTATCTCATCATTTACGTAGACATTTCCTACATCCATCCCAAACTCATTACCAAATTCCTCATAATTACTTTTGTTCATAACATCGGACTTGACCATTCCGAGCCTATGATAGGCAAAGCTATGCAATGTTTTAAAATACATCAGATCCTTTTCTTCCAAGTTGAACTTAATAAGTGCGCGATCTTTTGCCTCATGCGCTGCCTTCCTAGTGAAAGCAAGGAATGCTATATTGTAGGGATGCGCTCCTTCAGCCAGCTTTTGATCCACTATACTCAATAGAGTATGCGTTTTTCCTGTGCCGGGTGAGCCTAATATAATATTAACTTTTGCCATTTAAAATCCTTTTTGTTTCTATGCGGTGGCAATTAGCACACAGCACAATGCATTTTTCCCATTCTTTTCTCATCTTTTCAAATTGTTTTAAACTTGTTCTCCAATATCGTGACACAGCTGAAAACTTATCATCTCTATTGAGATGATGAAAATCCAATGCTACTGGATCTTTATTATATCCGCAATGTACACAACCTTTTTTTGTTTTTTCATTATTCATTGATTGACTAATAAAATTATAAACTTTCTTTTTGTTTTTTTTACTATTTTCTACTTGTCTTTCAAAAGCTTCTGGACTTCTCCAATCTTCACTATATGTCCCATCTTTTTTTAATCTATTGAATCTTTTGCTTACATATCTGTATCCGTCTTCTCTAGCTTCTCCAAATTTTCTTTTAAAATGGTATTTCATCTAGCTCCTTTATTTTAAAATCTGAATCTTGTTTTGGAAACGCCGGAACCCACCACACGCGAGCTGACTTTCCCTTGATGTTCCATTTAGCAAAACGGTCCTCATCCGTGAGCTTTTCTCTTTCCTCTTCTGTAAGAGGACGATCTTGAAGATCTCTCAACCTTGCAATTACCTGTCCAGGATTATAGTAATTGAATTTTTTCCTTGTAAGATAATCCTGAAGATCATTGAGCCTAAACCATGTTTTTCTTTCCTCTGTCCATGGACGGGAAAGAAGGATCTCGTCCCTATTTAAAGCCTGCACTCGATCAGTACAAAACTCCTGGAGATAAGCTTCAAACTGACCAGAGACAGACCCATCATCAGCAACAGTTATTACAGTTTGCTTATCAAGCAATCTAGTAATCGTTTCCTGCCATACTGAAGGTTTTACAATAGGAGGCATTTTGTTTAATGCATTCATGCAGGCACGTTGAAATTTGTGCTGTATCTGCAACTCCTCTGTTTGTAATTCTAATCTTGCATCATCTCCAACCTGGAGAAACCAAACTGGGGGACGCGTATCTAATTTTGCTAAAGATGTTATGTCTATGGGGCCATTGTCCCCTTGAATGCCGTGCTTGCGTGTGCGGCAAAGGGGAGCGTTGCAATAGGCATTAATAGGTGGCTCCTTACATTTATAATTATAACTCTTTTTTTCTAATTGTTTCTGTACAATGACAACTTCCTGCGCTGCGAGTGGAGGTTTCATATGGCTTCTGTTATGTTCTTCCAGTAATATTTTCCAATTGTCCGAGTCAAATTTTCTTAAGTAAACTCCGATATTAAATAGACCGTTGTTGCGTGTTCCCTCAGGAAATCCCTGGGTGCACAATTGTTGCAGGCATGGGGGACCATCTTTTATAACTCCTTCCAGAACTTGAACTGTAACTTTGCTGATGTCCTCAACGACATGCTGTTCATATAAATCTAAAAATTCCTGGTATGTGGCTGCTGTACCATCATCCTTATAGGAATAACGCTTAGTCTTCTTTGAATCATAGTAGGGAAGATTAAGAAAATTTCCATAATCTCCTTTTGATATTAAAATGCTGGATTGTTTGGGAAAGACTTCGGCTGTAGAATAGCCTATGAAAGCTGCGATTTCCCTTAATTTATTTCTTACTAATTTTGCAGCTATTTTTTGCTTAAGAAATAAAAATAAATGTACGCCACCACTCTTTGATCGGCATGGTACAAGTGGTAAATGTAATTTTCTTATATCACTAATTAATTTTTGATAGTCTATAGGATAAACATCAATATCAATACAACCCCACTTGGCTGTATTATCTGTCATAATAGGAATGATTCCTAGAGAAGGACCTTTTCCATCAAGATGATCCTGCCATAGGTCATCATCAACAAGCTTCTTGACAATAAAGGATTTTCCCTCTTGCTTACCGTCAGCACGTTCTCCATTGGATCGGTGCTGACCATAAGCCACGTCTAATCCTTCAAATATAGATTTGAATTTTTCCACTAAATCTCCAGTAAACGACTATGCCCTAAAAGGGTATGTCGTCGTCTTTCAGATTAGTGGTTGGAGCCTCTTTCGCAACTTCCAATTCTGCAACAGGTTTGGCTTCAACGTCGCCTCTTACTGCTGCTGTGGAAAATGCTTTGGCTTCTCCGTAAAGATTAGTGTCCTCAACTGTACCAACTTTTTCAATTTGATACCCAAACCAACTTCCTCGGTCATTAGACTCACTAACAGTAGAAAGTTTATAAACCATGGAGTATGTTGGTGGAGTAAATAATCCCGATGCACTCTTTAATTTTTGGGAAAGCATTAGACTATTCCAGCGTCTACTCTTCTTTAATTGAGTAGATGTCATGCTGATAACAGCTTGGGAATAAGTCCCATCTTTTGCAAGAACCATAACATAATGGTAAGCTGTAGTGGCGATGTAATTACCATTAGGTAATACATCCTTGCTAGTCATGCCATCACGCTTTGTTTGGGATAAGACCCCACTTTCAGCGCTGTGGGCTTCGACGAAACCACCACCTTGTTCACGTGGTTTCCATTCCACGTATCTTAGTTGGTATAAAGCAGGAACTACCTCGATAGTATCGGATACTTCCTGAGTAACAGTATTATAGAACTGTCCGACTTTGGCGCCGTTCACGTATTCCGCTTTTGACGGATTTATTTGAGGGCTACCGGATTGAAGAATATTAATGTAGGGAATTGCGATATCTCTTGACAAGTCAAGATTACCGAATCCACTAGCATCCTTAGAATCACTAGCAAGAGTTGCTAGATCAAGTTTTGTCGCTACTGCGACAGCGTTTGCTTTTGCCATAAGGCCTTTCTCCTTTAAGTTTTAATCGTTGTTTTTTGTCCGACGTAAGCTCCTAACAAGTCCATAGGCAATTGCTTGCCTGCTTCATGTTGCTCACGTATAAATGCGCGAAGGGTGGAAGGTTCGACCCATTCACGTTGTGAAGACTCGTATCCTTGCTCATCAAGGTATTGGCTGAGTCCTCTAGCTTTCTCATCTTCATTCCTCCCAAAGCTACAAGAGACTTGGTTCTTTACTAAATCTCCAAATCCATTGTTCCTGAACCATGCGAAAGCAGCTTCTTTTCTATCATCCTTGATGGATGCACCATAGTAGTTGCCTACTTTAATAAGTCTGCCGTCAGCAAGCTTTAACTCTGCTAGTCCAACCTCTGCAAAGAGGTTGGGTAAAACATTTTCTGATAAATGTTTCTTATACTCTTTTTTCTTTTTTAATTGTTTTTCAATATCGCTGATCTCTTTGTCTGTATCTGCAATATCATTTGCCACTGCACCGATCTTACCCATACTATTAGGGGCGGTGAAGCCAGCATCCTTTTCCATTTGGTTAATTAGATTGTTCATTCTTTCCTCTCAAATCTATTTCTATATCGTAATATTTTTTCTCATCGCGGTCCCACTTTAGAACCTTGAATCGTCCTCCATTTACATCACTGACAACCGCGCCAGCAACTGCTATTATAGCAGGATCTCCCATCAGAAGCAAGTAGTCTTTATCATTAAAATCTTTTAATTCATGTCTAAGCTTAAAAGTGAGAGGGCCTGCCGATAAAACAATCTGTCTATTGTCTGGAAGAACAACTTTTAAATCACCAAATTTCTCTGCTGATCTAATATTTCTTCCCATTTCTTGTAGAACGTAGACTGTCATATTTTAATTCTTGACTTGCATTATACATCATGATAGAATGCTTGTCAACATTAGAAATAAGAATGTATAAATTTAAAACAGAGCCTTATAAGCATCAAACTGATGCATTGAGAAAATGCTGGGATAAAGAGTCCTTTGCCATTTTTGCGGAGATGGGAACAGGCAAGACCAAGATAGCATTGGACAATGCCTGCATACTTTATAACCAAGGGAAAATTGACCGCCTATTGGTAATCGCTCCTAAAGGAGTCTACATGAACTGGTTAGACCAGGAAATACCAATCCATGTTCCTAATTACATAGAAAAGAAAGTTGTTATTTGGAGACAATCCGAAAGCCAAAAATATATGAGTGAGCTTCGGTCCATGATGAGTAATGATTTTGAACTGAAAATTATGATTATGAACGTCGAGGCTTTTTCCACAAAGAAAGGCTATCAATACGCAAAGTTATTTCTTATTGGTAGGTCGATGATGATTATTGATGAAATT